AGGGTTTAACCAAAGGGTTTGGGAAAGAGATGAATAGATAAAAATTCTGTGTGCGGTTTTCAGGGTGTAAAGATGGCCCGATGGCTCAGTTGGTTAGAGCGCCGCCCTGTCACGGCGGAGGTCGACGGTTCAAGTCCGTTTCGGGTCGCTAGGTTTGATACAAACAGTTTGGGATCTTAGCTCAGCTGGGAGAGCATCTGCCTTACAAGCAGAGGGTCACAGGTTCGAGCCCTGTAGGTCCCATTTACCAAACCAATGTATGTCGTGCCGATGTGGCTCAATGGCAGAGCAGCTGATTTGTAATCAGCAGGTTATCGGTTCGAGTCCGATTATCGGCTTTTACTCTTTGGAGTAAAGGTAAAGAACTAAATAAGTTTGGGGGAATTCCCGAGAGGCCAAAGGGGACAGACTGTAAATCTGCTAGCACTGCTTTCGGTGGTTCGAATCCACCTTCCCCCATTGTTCAGTCACTCTTTTTAAGAGTGAGTTTTATTCTGAATATAGTTATCGCGGGGTAGAGCAGTCTGGAAGCTCGTCGGGCTCATAACCCGGAGGCCGCAGGTTCAAATCCTGTCCCCGCAATTATGCCTTGATAGCTCAGTTGGTAGAGCAGAGGACTGAAAATCCTCGTGTCACTGGTTCGATTCCGGTTCAAGGCATTTATTCTTTTATGGGATACTAGCTCAGGTGGTAGAGCACTTGACTTTTAATCAAGTTGTCCCGGGTTCGAGTCCCGGGTGTCTCACTAGTGTGAAAAGGCTCAAAGTTTTGATTTACAAGGCTTTGAGTCTTTTTTAATTTGTGAACTACACTCAGGTTAAGGAAGCTTTTGCGCATTTTTTGGAAACAACTGCTAGGAATGATAACAAAAAACTCCGGCATATACAGCAGGTTTTCCCTACGGCTTATAATGAGTTTATAAGGATGATTAGATAATCTAAGGAGAATACATGATACCTGATTTTATATTAGAAGGAGACAGCGTTGATATTGATCCCGAAGTTGAAAAATTAGGGCAACTTGTTCTAGAATACAGAGAAAAGATAGGAGATGAACTTATTACAGAGGCATCTACGTGGTCGTTAAAGGAGTGGATAGAAATCCTTGAAGAGTGTTTGTCTAGTGGAAAAACGTATTGGGAAGTCACGGGGGAAACGTATAGAGGACACGATAAGTCAGTAGATTATTGAAAATACAAAAAAGCACTTTATTAAGTATAAGATACTTTTTTATTTGAGTGGCGAAATATAAATAATTACTAAAGAGGAATACGTATAAATGAGAGAAGAGCCAAAGTGGTATAGAGAAGAAGAATCAATATTGTATTCAGAATATATGAATTTACCTGTAGACATGCTTCCTGACTGGAGAGATTTTATTAAGGAACACGGAACTAAGCGATTTGTATTGTATACAGATGAAAGCGACAGTAGATATGCAGAATTGGCAGCTATGGGCATATATGAAGATTAAAGTTTAATCATATAAGCTGATGTGAATACAACTTTTAAATAAATTATCCGGCAGCATGCTAATATACAGAATGCACGAATACCATTGAGAAGCTGTTAAAGATATTTGAGTAAAGGAAGAAAAGATGGCAGATAAGATCAGCATTGAAGGAATAGCCTATATTGTAGAAAGAATAGTAGAAAGAGCAAGGGAAGCAGTTGTAGAATCAAGAGGTGATAGAAAAGACTTGTTTAAAGATGGAAGAGCATTGGCATACTACGAAGTATTAGATATTTTAAGGACGGAACTTAGTGTCAGAGAAATAAGTTTAGAGAAAATCGGACTAAGTTTTGACTTGGAGAGAGAGCTACTGTAGCAGTAAATATAGTAAATTATTGATATTTTGAGGTGATAAAATGAGAAACAAAAGTGAAGAAGAAATGCAAAAAGAATCTTATGAAGCTTATTTGGATAGGTTATCCATGCCGGGATGCCCTGTTAAATTATCAGATGAAGAAGTTGAAAAGCTGATAAAAGAGGGGCGTATAAAACCGCTTTATGAAGTATAAAAGTAAAAAAGGGATTTGAACAGATTATTGGTTCAAATCCCTTTCTATATTTAAGTTGTATGATTATTCTTACCCCAAGGCAGCCTTGTTGTGCCTGATTCTATTATCTTATCAAAGAAATTATTTACATATTCCTTGCGTTTGCTTAAATCAGTGTTCTCCAATACCTTGTCTACAAAACTGTTGAATTTACCTGCATCCTTGTTTATATCATCAACATACTCAAAGTTTGTTCTTATACAGTTCCAGTTGAGTATATCATGCTGTAGGAAAGCAATATTATCGGCTTTTACCACTTTTATATTTTTTGTATTGTTAAAAATCATGCCAACCACACAAAAGTCGGGAACTATTTTGATTATTTTATTCTTTATAGCATTCATTATATCGGTATTGATTACTTCATCACAAAGGTCGGGTCCGTCATTATTATAGATGGTTGTAATTCTATCCCTAAATAGTTCATCACACATTGCACAGGAGTAGATTGCAAGATTACCGCCCTTACTATGTCCTCCAACTATAAAATCTGTATTCGGATGACGAGAAATAACCTGCTTTAGAAAATCCAGTGCAAATTTCTGAGCCGGAATAACTGAAAAACTCATCATAAAGTCTTCTTTCCAAGCGACAATACTGTCATCGGTTCCTCTGAATGCAATATACATCTGACTGTCTTCATACATAAATCCGGTTGACGAAAATTGATATTTTTTCTCATGATAGAGATCTATATAATCAAGGATCATAACCTTACCAAATCTTTCGGAAGTTGCGAGAGCGTTCAAAAAATCTACATTTATTTCACTCATATAACCGTAGTGATAGTCATGAGTAATTAGATATCTGCAGGCGTCTGCAAGAGAAACGCCTATTGAGTTTATTTCATTTTGTAAGTCTTTTAAGTCAAGATAGGAGAATAATGAAAAAACCGCATTGTCAAGTTCATTAAAAGGAGAAACATCAAAAGATAAATCTCCACGCCATTTTATATAGTCAATGATATTCGCCATTATAACCTCCTCTTGTAAATGCATTATGCATAGTTGAATACTGTTACTTAAATATACAATAATATAAAAGCAGTTGATTGTAAACATAGATAAAGTGAAGTAAGTATTAAAAATAATTAATAAAGAAATAGAACAGTGTAGAAGATGAAAAGACTGTATATTCTGATTTAACAGGACATACAGTCTTTAAAGCGTATTACATATACTACTTAGTAGAGTTACATGTTTTAAGGATGACATATTTGACAAGGTGTATATCCTTTGGAAATAGCCTCATCTCTTGTTCCGCTAAAAGGTATCTTATTATGTTCCCTCATCTTTTGTACTGCAGTACAGTTTGAATAATGGAATACATGGCTGTTTTTATTTAATATATAATCAGTAGCTCTGTTATTTACAACAGTTCCTGTATTTGAACTGTTATTAGAAGCTGAAGTTGATGTATTCTGAGTATTTGATTTTGAGCTGCCTGTAGACTGTGAAGCCGGGATATATGCACCGTCTGCACCTACCTGATATCCGTCTATAACAGTATTGGTTAGCATTGCACCGGTAGAACCGAGATAATAGTTGCCAAGCCATTGATTAGATAGCATATAACCATTCTCATTAAAATAATACCATGATCCGTCTATCTGCTCCCAAACAGATTTAGGAAAGCTTTTATCGTCTCTTTCGTACCACCAGCCTACATTATCCTGTTTCCATGTTCCTGCAAATACAGGCATTGCAAGAATTGTACTGATAGCAAGAGTGGATAATGCCAAATAAAATCTTTTTTTCATACTAACTCCTTAAAATATAAATATAAATTTAATTATTAATTAATATTATATAACGTTTGCAAAAGCTGTCAACTTATATCTTATACTATGAATATAAGTTTCAGTAAAAATTTTTGTTGGCAAATAATAAAAACTTTTATATAATGGTTAATGTATAAATAGTTTACGGGATGTGGTGCAGTTTGGTAGCACACTTGACTGGGGGTCAAGAGGTCGCAAGTTCAAGTCTTGTCATTCCGATATTAAAAAAGTGGCTCAAAACCTTGTAAATAAAGGGTTTAGGCCACTTTTCTTTATTTTAGCGATAGGTAAAAGTAAGCACTTTTATAGTTGATTTGATGTCTAAAAATGTCTAAAAACTATGCTTTAAAAAGAAGATGTCTAAAAAATGTCTAAGAAATTTATAGAGAAATTGCCTTTTCTATAGAGTCATTGACTTGCTCTTTTTCTGCCAGAATGTGGCTATATACCTCTGATACCATTCTTTCCGTATCTCCTAAAAGCTTTGCGATCATTTTAGTAGATATAGCCGGCACTTGATAGCAAAGACGGGTACAATAGTTATGCCTGAAGATATGTGGAGTAAGGTTGTGAATAACCTTGACTTCATCAGTACCACCCACAGCGGTATTCATCTTCTTTATGATCTGCTCCCACATTCTGTCAAAACTTGATTGTGTTGACATAGCTCCGTCTGCCTTGGTGATCAGATAGTTATCTACGGTCTTTATATATTCTTTTAAAAAGTCCTTTAGATATCCGGGCATTGGTACAGTCCTTTGCCCTCTGGCGGTTTTGGTTTCTTTTATATAAGAGTTGTTCGCATCAAATGCCATAGACTTACATACGCTTATCTCAGCCTTTTCAAGCGATATATCGTACTTAGTGAGTGCCAAGGCTTCACCTCTTCGTAGGCCACAGCCGTATAAGAGATATACAAAACACTTTTCTCTGTCTGTAAACTCTGCAGTCTTTATGGCCTTGATTTCCAAGTCCGTAAGGGCTCTTTTTTCTTTGCTTTTGTATGTGGGTAGCTCCAAGCCGTCAAAGAGCTCATAAGATACATTGATAGGGATAAGCTGGGATTTGGCAGCAGATTTTAGTACCTGCCTGAGAGTAAGTAAGAGCTGTTGGCATGTTCGAGGTCTGTCGGATCTGTCATTTATTAAGATTTGTAGCCTTGAGTGTGTAAGGCTCTGCAAAGGGATATCCGCAAGGTCGATTATATGCTTATCTATGATGTTTCTGTACATCAGGTAAGTATTTCTTGACCGATTAACTTTATATGTATCCAGCCACTCTATGGCATAATCATAAAGAGATATATCGCAGACAGATACATATTCTCTTTTGGCCACTCTATCTTTAAAAGTATTCACTTTCTTTTCTAAGTCTGCACTGGATTTTTTAGAAATCAAATTTATTCTGTGCTTGGATCCGTCTGCATTATACGTGCCATCCCACACCTTAGCACGAAAATAGCCATCTTTGCTCTTAGAATATTTAGCCTTTGCCATATGTACCTCCTTAATTTTGGGTATAAAAATAACACCTGTTGCAAGGTGCTACCACACATGGTACAATATAGCTTGTGAGGGCATATCGCTGTGAGTAGTAACTTGCAGAGGTTTGTTTGGCCACTTGGTATTAGCGTACCGGGTGGCTTTTTTATTATTTTGTTTAAAAACTTGTTTTAAAATATCTTAAAACGAGTTTTAGTCGAGGTTTAAACAAGGTTAGAGTAAGCTTTAAAGAGTAAACTGCATTTGTCTCATAAAGTAAAATAATTTTTCACACCTTATTCCAAAATGTTTGGCTACATCTGGGAGCTTTGCATTTTTTGATGGATTTTTTGTTGAAAGTGCGGAGCCAACCGGAGTTTCCTCAGTGATTATAGTAGCATTTAGTTCCATTGCAACAGCAATAAGCCATGGATCAGCAATGTCTTTTTGTGCCCAATTTCTAAGAGCGTCATCTTTATATAAACCACAGTTTTGTAAGTAGCTAAGGACTTTTCCATAATTTGTAAGAATAGATAATGTTTTTGTTGATAGAGGGTTGAGATTACTCTGATTTTTTATCCAATCGGATAATTCATCTTCGTACTTTGTGACCTCTTGGAAAACAACATCAAGAACTTTTACGTTATCAAGCTGAAAAGTAGCCACTAATTGCTGCCAGTATTTTGGAGCAAAATCAAAGGGGTAATAGTTTCTATAAGGTGTGATAAAGACATTTGAATCTAGTAAGAAGATGTCGGCCATTAAACAATCCCCACCTTTCTAACAAGTTCATGAAAAGTTTTTCCTGTAGTATTTGTAAGGCGATAAACATCTCTATATTGATTTCTTCCGCTTTGTACGCTGGAATACATTGCTTGAATAACCTTTCTATCCCATTTAGTGGCAAGTGTTCTATAAAAATCGCCACCTCCGGATATCTTCTCTTGTTTCTGATTTTGCATTGTTTCAAATTGTTTTTTAAATAAATTTAACAACCTATTAAATTCGGCTTTTTCTATTCTACCAGTATTAAATGCTTTTATAAGCAGTGTAAAGCGACTACATACAAATTTTTTCTCGAGATCGTAAATAATCATCTCATTACTTCCTGTTTTGGTAGACCACTCAGCTATAAAAACAGAATCAGGAACTAAAATTTCAGCCGCAACAGCATTGCAAAATTGTTCCTCTTTACTAACCTTCTGAGATATCCCATGTGTGTCGTTATAAAAATTATCTTTACCTATCCAAATATGTACTAATTCGTGCAATAAAGAGAATAATTTACCGTTATCGGTATCTCTGGAGTTTATAAAAATTAGTGGTGCGTATGGATCGGTTAAAGTAAATGCTCTAAACTCAGATACATTAAGTGTGCGGTGCGTATTGTTACCAACGATACCGTTCATCATAACAATAACACCAAGGTCTGCAATAGTATTACGTAGGCTATTAAATGCCTCTTTTGCGTTTCTAAAATCTGCAAACCAATTTAGGCCCAATTTTAGTTCTTCCCTAATAGTATTAGCTACGGGTATCACACCATCAGTTGTTTTTACACTCCCGACAAATACATACTCAGATGCTTCATTGTCTCTATTGTATTCTGACATCCATTCTTGCACGCTAGACATCAAATCAACAGTATCTATTAAATCTCTACTTGGATTTTGAATACTTATACTGTCGACTGTACGGAAATCAACTATCTTACACTCCTCTACAGGGGGATTTTCCAAAAAGAAATACCCGAAAGGGATGCTTATTTTCTTACTCACAGTCTCAATTTGGCTAAAAGTAGGTTCCTTTTCTCCTGATATCCATTTTTTGATTAAATCTATCACAGAACTACCAACATTGCCTTGCTGGGCTTTTTGCATCAACCAGTTTAATATTGTTGGATTTACTTTTACGGAAACGCTTGGCATTAAAACACCTCCTTTCGCATTTTTAATTTAGTCTTGTATAAAATATTAGGAATGCCGTAAATGACATATCTGCTTTCACATTAAAGGATAAGGTTATCGCTTTAAGTGAAATTGTGTCCTTAAAGAATAAGGTTTATTGCATGTTTATTATAACATAAAACAGATAAAGCAAATATCTTTGTTTAAGTCTTTACAAATATATTTTTAAAACTTCCCTCTAAGCTCTAGCTTCCCTCTCGACCTGATCGCAGTCGGCCTTGTTAAAATCGTCTCTTAATATGTGCTTAATCTCATGCAACTTGGTCTTTTTATTTGTATCTGCAGACAAGGCAGGGTTAAGAACTACTGTGTAATATCCGTCCTCTTCCATGACGAAACCTTTTATTTTTGGAGGTATACCAGGAAGATATACATATCTGCAGTTATCATTAGTCAATCTATACTTTTTCATTTAATCCCTATATCTTTTTACTTTCTGAATTTATCTATAATTGTCTTTACCATTTCTAAATCGTCGGCTGACACATCTTTCGCAGCGTCGAATAATACCTTATATTTTGGGTTTTCATAAAGAAATTGGGCGAGTTCCCTAGCTTCTTTGTCTATGTAATAAGCGTTTTCTTCTTGAGAATCTTCTTCACCTTCAGTATCGTATCCCATTAGCCAAAAAATCGGCACATTCAAAGCCTCCGAAAGCTTCTCTATTGCTTGTTGCTTCGGATAATATCTTCCTGATAAGTATGAGCTTAAAGCTCCTTTATTTATACCTGTGATTTCACAGAGTTGAGTTTGGCTGTAACCGGAGTTCTCAACGGCTTTTCTTAATCTCTTTGTTCGCTCGTCCATTTGTATTCCTCCTTATATAATGCATTATAGCACATTTTTTAGTTATGTAAATATTTTTTTTAGAAAAGTAAAAATTTTGATTGACAAGAAAAGTTGTGGGGGTTATAATTTAGAAAACTAAACAAAAAGGAGGCGATACAATGGACTATGACTACAGCAAGCTTATGGGTAAAATCAAAGAAAAGTACAAGACTCAGGCTGCATTCGCTAAAGAAATGGGCATGGGAGAGTCAACGTTAAACCTTAAGCTTAATAATAAAGCTGAATGGTCACAAAATGAGATGAAAATGGCAATGTTTTATTTGGAAGTCAGTACAGACTTAATAGAAGACTATTTTTTTTCGCATAAAAGTTTAGAAAACTAAACAAAATAAATGGAGGTGATTTTATAAAACTAAGTGTTTTAGGCTATGCCTCTTTGGCAATCGGACAAATAGCAACCATATTCATGCTTAGCCGACTTAGTCGTAATGATGTAATCATTGCTAAAGGGATAGCCAAAGAGACATATGTTGAAGTGCTAAGGGATTTAAACAACCCTGAAATTAATCCTGAGACAAAGATGTACCTTGAGAAGGTGAAGGAACTTCTTGAGCAGGATCTGAACTATGAGAGGTGATTTTATAAATGAATGTATTTGAGGCTTTTAAAAGGATTAAAGAGACAGAGTTTGCGGCTCATATGATGTATGAGATGGTGCAAACTTATAAAACTCAAGAAGAAATCTGTAAGCACCTGCAATCTGAAATTCCTGAAGAACAGCTGCTTGAAATGATTCAAACAGCTGAAGAAAAAGGTAATGATTATCCTTTGTCCTTTGACGGATTGCAGTAATGGCAACCATTAGAAGCGAAAAAGGAGGAGGCAAACTTAATGATACCAAAATTAATGATTGCAACAGTAGGTAAATGCACAAGGGTATTTCTTGGTGGTAAAGACGTAAGTCAAGGCGTTACAGATATCGTATATTCAGCAAGAAATAAAGAGGGCGAGTTGAGACCTACACTAAGGCTGTTAGAGGTAGATGTGAATAATTTTTCAGTTGGCGGAGAAAAAGACTTTGATGAGTGGTACGAGTTTGTCAAGGGGTTATCTGTAGGCGAACCTAAAACCGAAAAAGTAGATTCACCTACAGAAAGTACAAATATTAAGGCTTAAATCTTATCTGTATAGAGAGAAACAGAACCTAAGATATTGTTTTTCTCTTCAGATATATAACCTTTAGAGCAAAGTTCTTTAAGAATCATTTCATAATCAGGGGTACTGATATAGTCGTCTACAATAAATTCCGTCCTACCGGTGCTATTGTAAATGTCTTTGAAATGGTTAAGAAGTTGCTTTGCAGAATCAGTGAGCATATAAGTTCTCCTTTCAAATTATTTAGGTGCTGGCACACCTATAAAAGTATAGTAGGAGAATTTAATAACAATGTAAATACATCAATTTTAATCGAGGAGGTGATTTTATCAACGAAATAATAAAGATAGAAGTTAATGAGAGTTTAGAGCCTATGGTAAGTGGCAGAGAATTGCATAAGGCCTTGGGAGTGGAAACACCTTACATGAAGTGGTTTCCGAGAATGGCAGAGTACGGGTTCACAGAGGGGCAGGATTTCAACTCAGACAAATTTGTCCAAGTTCAAAACGAAGGCGATAGAGAAGTTAGTAGAGAGCTTACTGACCACCTAATCAAGCTTGATATGGCAAAGGAAATCTGCATGATTCAGAGGACTGAGAGAGGTAAGCAGGCAAGGCAGTACTTCATTCAGGTAGAAAAGGACTATAACAGCCCTGAGAAGATAATGGCGAGGGCGCTAAGGATAGCAGAGCAGGAGCTCAGTACTCTAAGGCTTGAAAGCAAAATCAAAGACCAGCAGATAGCAGAGCTGACGCCAAAGGCTACATATTATGATTTGATTTTACAGTGCAAAGACCTTTTATCAGTGACAGAGATTGCGAAAGACTACGGAATGAGTGCAACAGGATTCAATAAAATGCTGTATGAGTTCGGTATTCAATACAAGCAGAGCGGAGTTTGGTTCCTTTATGCGAAGTATCAGAGCGAAGGTTATACACAGACCAAAACTCAAAATTATAACCGTCCTGACGGAACACAAGGAAGCAGAGTTCACATGTATTGGACTCCAAAGGGAAGGCTTTTCCTGTATGACTTACTGAAGTCTAAGGATGTTTTGCCGATGATTGAGAGAACAGAAGAAGAAAAGGTAGGTTAGGAGAAAATATGGAATTAAAAAATGCTAAAACTTATGAGTTGGTAGAAGAACTGAAAAAGAGGGAAGGTGTAGAAGTGAAAATTGCAGAACCGCATAAAGATATGGCGGTATCGGTAAACGGTCCTGCGGTGGTTCTAATAATTATTGATTAGCCTATTTTGCTGTATGGGTAATGTCCTTTTACATATGTGGCTAAATAGTGACCTTTAGAAGATGCATCCATAAGTTCGTTATAAACGTATTCAGGAACACCGGAATAGCTGTACAAGGAACCATTTTTGAAGCGTACATATAAAGTGTTGTTTTCATACCCAACAGAGTCTAGGTTTGACGATGATACAGAGATCATGTTCATGCTAGTCTTTCCCCTTTCATTTACTCAGCTACGGCAATAGCTTGTAAGGATAGTTTAGGAGAGATTAGAGGGAAAGTAAATAGGAGGATACATAAACATGGGTGAAAAAGAAAGTAACAAAGAGATTTTAGAAGAAATACTACTTGAATACTTGGTTCGATTAACTAGAGGGGGAACAGCTGAACAAGTTTCAATGATAGCACATGAGTTGACAGAACTTATAAATTACGAAGATACAGGCTTAGACAAGTTTTCGGACAGAGAACTGATAAGGGAACTTAAATTAAGGAAGGGCGCTAGAGCAATTGAATTTATAAGTTAAGGAGGAAGTATGGAGTTTCCGAAACAAATAATGAAAATGTCAGAACTTAAAAATATGGGCTTCCCTATACCGTTGCTGATGGAAGCGTATAGAGATCCAAAGCAGAATTTCGCCACTAAGATAGACCCATCAAAGCCAAACTCAAAGATTATTTTTGACACGGTCGGCTTTGATAAGTGGATTGCTAAACGAATTAAGATACAGACAGCTGAGTTTGCAAGTCTAAGGAGAAGACCTGCAAGAGGTACAGGATGGAAGATAGTAAGAGAGGTAGGATAAATGAAAAAGGAGCTAAAAGAGGTTTTAAACAATAATTTTGAGAATATGGACCTTAAGGGCTGGAACTTTAAAGGGCAAAACCTGACAGGAGCAAACTTTGCAGGTGCAAACCTTGAGGGAGCTTGCTTTATAGATGCAATACTTGTAAATGCAAATTTCGAGGGTGCAAATTTAAAGAATACAGACTTCTCGTGTGCTAATGCGTGGGGTGCAAACTTTAATGAATCAAATTGCCAGAACGCCTTATTTTTATCGGCAAACCTTACAGAGGCAAGCTTTGAGGAATCAGACTTAGACGAAGCTTCATTCGCACAGGCTAATCTGACTGAGGCAAACCTTCAGGATACAAACATCATTACAGCCGAATTTGATAATACCATTGGTATTTATCCGGTGTGCCCAACTGAGGGAAGCTTTATAGGATGGACTATCGGGGAAGATGAAGAAGGAAATGACTGCTTAGTGAAAGTATCTATTCCCACATGGGTTCAGAGAAGTTCAGGAACTACAAGAAAGTGCAGAGCAGAAATGCTTTTTATTAAATCTATCGAAAGATTAAAGGGTGGTTATGGGCTAACTAAAGCAACGCTTAAGTTCAGAGATTATATCTTAAAGGATGTTGTGTATGATACCGATTTTGAGGAAAACAGATTCCAGTTAAGCTCAACAGATCTTTACTTCTGGATTTCAAAAGAAGAAGCCTTAGCACATGCGAGGAAAAAAATATAAAAACGAGAGATAAATTAAAGGAGGATTTAAATGTCTAATTTAAAAGAAAATAGTATAGTTGTGCCGGATGTATGGTCCGGCAAGAAGTTAGAGAAAGATATAGCAGAATTTAAGAGCAGTCACGGTAAAGAGGTCGAAAAGCTAAAGAGGAAAGTTGCAGAGCTTGAGTATGATCTCGACAGTGTGGAAAAGGCTTTTTGGATGGGCGTTATAGGATTAACGATATTCAACCTTGCAGTTGTAGCAATGTTTGTTTTTTAAGAAAAGGAGAGAATAGAAATGATTAATTTAACTTTTGAAACATTTGATGAGATGGTAGCTTTTGCAGGACAGATACTTGGTACTCAGACAGCTGTAGGGGCGTCAGTATCCACGCATACAGATATTAAGCCTAGTATGCCTGTTATCCCTGAGGCTCCTGCAACACAGCAACCTGTTACACCGCAGGCACCTACCCAAATGCCTACCTACTCTATTGATCAGATAGCAGTTGGTGCAATTCAGCTTAAAGATGCGGGAAGACTTGGGGAATTCCAACAGCTTTTGGCAAAATTCGGAGTAGCAGCACTTACCCAGTTACAGCCGGCGCAACTTCCTGAGATTGCAGCAGAGTTGCAAAAGATGGGGGTAAAGCTTTAATGGCCAAACACGCAGTATTAAGCGCATCGGGGGCGCACAGGTGGCTAGAGTGCACCCCCAGCGCAAGGCTTGAAGAGAATTTTGAAGACAGATCATCAGATAGTGCAAAAGAGGGCACGTTGGCACACGCAATAGCAGAGGCTAAAGTAAGGAATATGCTTATAGATCCGTTACCAAAAAGGTCTTTCAATAAGATACTCAAAGACTTTACAAAAGACATCATGTACCAAAAAGAGATGGACGCTCTTACGGATGAATACGCGGAGTACATAAGAGGTATCGTGCTTTCATGCCCACAAAAACCGTACATAGCCGTTGAGGTAAAACTCGACTTGTCCGCATACATACCTGAGGGTTTTGGTACGGCCGATTGCATAATAATATCAGGTAATGAGTTACACATAGTAGATCTGAAGTATGGGAAAAATGTCCCTGTTAGTGCAGAGGATAATCCGCAGTTAAAACTGTATGCACTTGGAGCAGTAGGCGAATATGAATTATTCTACGACATTCAATCGGTGCATATGCATATCTTCCAGCCTAGAAACAAAGATGGCGGTGGAATATTTACAACAAGTGTACAGGAGTTAAAGGCTTGGGGGGAAGGCATAAGGCCGATAGTGGGAATGGCGTATATGGGCGCAGGAGAGCAAAAGGCGGGACCTTGGTGCGGTTTTTGCAAAGCTAAACCGATATGCCAAAAGCACGCTGAAAAATGTAGAGAGTTAGCAAAACTTGACTTTAAAAAGCCTGAGCTCTTGTCTCGTGAAGAAATCGGACAAATTTTACAGACTGCAAAAGATGTTGCGAGTTGGGCAAAAGCCTTAGAGGAGTACGCACTGTCGGAAGTATTAAAAGGCAATGATATATCCGGATGGAAGGCGGTAGAAGGAAGAAAAACAAGAGCTTGGACTGATATGGATATGGCCTTTAAAAAGCTTACAGACAATGGAATAAGTGAAGAAATATTGTGGGTAAAGAGCCCATTAACTTTGGCACAAGTTGAAAAAGAGATAGGTAAGAAAGAATTTACCGCCCTTGTAGGCGATATGGTAACGACTAGTACAGGTAAGCCAACATTGGTACCTGATAGTGATAAAAGAGAATCAATTAAATTAAAAGCAGCAGATGAATTCAAGGAGGAATCAACAAATGAGTAAAGTAATAACAGGAAAAGTAAGATTTAGCTATGTGGCACTTTTAAACCCAAGAAACGACTTAAACGGAAACAGTAAATACAGCGTAACTGCACTGTTACCAAAGTCTGACATACAGACAAAGCAGGCTATTGATGCGGCTATAGCACAGGCGATAGAAGAAGGCAGAAACGGAAAATGGAACGGGGTAGTTCCTCCGGTAGTACCTACACCAATTCATGACGGCGACGGAGTAAGACTGGATGGTTCTCCGTTCGGAGAGGAGTGCAGAGGATGCTGGGTGTTTACAGCATCAACTAATGCAGATCCAACTAAACCGAGACCTGAGATAGTGGGTCCTGACTTACAACCGATAATGAGTGCAACAGAGGTGTATTCAGGAATGTATGGCAGACTTTCAGTAAATTTCGCTCCGTATTTCAGTGCAGGCAAGAAAGGAATAGGATGCTATTTAAACAATGTGCAAAAGCTTGAAGACGGAGAGCCTTTGGCAGGAACTAAAGCATCAGCATCTGAAGATTTTGGAAGCGGTCAGGCGGCGTATGGGCAACCTGCACAGCCACAGTATGGACAACCTGCGCAGCCACAGTACACACAGCAACCTGCACAGCCACAGTACACACAGCAACCTGCACAGCCACAGATTGACCCTATAACAGGGCAACCCATAGTACAGGGTGGAGTTATGGGCCTATGATTAGGCTGTCAATAGATTTAGAAACTTACAGCAGTGTTGATATTAAAAAGGCGGGGGCGTACGCATATGTACGCTCTCCTGATTTTGAAATAATGCTTGCAGCGTATAGCTTAGATGGAGGGCCAGTACAGATACTTGATTTTACAGAGCCAGATTTTAAAGCCGGTATGGATTTACTTTACAGCCTGATAATCTCACAGGGCATAGAAAAATGCGCGTATAATGCAACGTTTGAGTGGCTTTGCTTATCTAGATATTACGGCCACGAACTGCCATTAGACGGCTGGGCTTGTACAATGCATCATGGGCTATACTTAGGGTATCCCGCCGGGCTATCGGCTATAGGCGAAGCTATAGGGCTACCACAAGATAAAAGAAAGATGGGTGTAGGTTTAAGCCTTATACGCAAGTTCTGCGTACCACATAAGCCGTCAAAGAAGGACCCAAGAGTAAGAATACTTCCACAGCACGAACCCGAAAAATGGCAATTGTTTAGAGAGTACTGTAAGCAGGATGTAGTGACTGAAATGTCTATAAAAAATATCCTAGATAGACACCCTGTACCGTACGATGAAATGGAATTGTGGAGACTGGATTTGATAATAAACAATACAGGTGTGGCCGTAGATGAGAAGCTTATCGAAGGGGCTTTATATTGTTCACAGGCTATTACAGAGAGCCTTATGGAAGAAGCAAAAGAAATTACAGGGCTTAGTAATCCTAAATCGGTTCAGCAGTTAACTAAATGGCTTGAGGAAGAGACAGGCGAAGAGGTGGACAACCTTAGAAAAGAAACGGTCTCAGGGATGATAAAAGACCTTGATAATGAAACAGCTGTAAGGATGCTTGAGATAAGGCAGGAACTGTCAAAGACATCTGTAAAGAAGTATGATGCTATGAAAAACGCTCTTTGTGATGATGGAAGAATAAGAGGACTTTTGCAGTTTTATGGTGGAAACCGTACAGGTAGATGGGCGGGCAGACTTGTTCAAGTACAGAACCTGCCAAGAAATCACATGGATATGATAGAACTCGCAAGGGATCTAGTTAAGGCAAAGGATTTAGACAGCTTAAAAATGGTATTCGGTAATATTCCTGACACCTTATCACAGCTTATAAGAACTACTTTTATTCCTGCACAGGGCAATAAATTTATCGTTGCAGACTTCTCTGCTATAGAGGCAAGGGTAATCGCTTGGCTATCCGGAGAGAGTTGGAGACAGGAAGTATTTGCTACACACGGTAAGATTTACGAAGCTTCAGCGTCTGCCATGTTTGGAGTACCTATAGACAGGATTAAAAAAGGTAATCCTGAATATGAACTCAGGCAAAAAGGAAAGATTGCGGAGCTTGCCCTAGGATATCAAGGCCACGTTGGGGCTTTAAAGGCTATGGGAGCTGACAAGATGGGACTTAGTGACGATGAGTTATTTGATATCGTTGCAAGATGGAGAGGATCCAATAAGAGGATAGTGGAGCTTTGGTACAGGTGCGAAAGTGCGGTTCTTACTGCAGTTCGTACAGGCATGGCACAAAACGTAAACGGCTGTACTTTCAGAAAAACAGATAACTTTATGATTGTTACTTTGCCGTCCGGCAGAGAATTATTCTATATAAATCCCACGCTAAAAATCAATGAAAAAGGCAAAGAGCAAATGTTTTACATGGGCGTTGAGCAAGGCACTAAAAAATGGGGCGAAATAGGAACCTACGGCGGAAAAATAGTCGAGAACATAGTGCAGGCAATAGCAAGAGATTGTTTGGCGCTAAGTATGAAAAAGACTGCAGCTAAAGGGTTTAAGGTGGTAATGCATATACATGATGAAATGGTAGTTGACAGCCCTGCGAATAGAGAACTTAAAGAGTTGACTGACATAATGGCTGAGCCCGTACCATGGGCACAAGGGCTGATACTGCGCGGTGACGGTTTTGAATCAATGTTTTATAAGAAGGACTAAATTATGACGGATAAAAAGCTAACTATTTCCATTGCTGCCAGTCGCTTCTCTACCAAATGGCAGAGACAGACAATATGGTGGTCTGAATTTATAAAAAAATTAGAAAATCCTGTAAGGTCGCCTGAGACACTGGAACACTTCTTAAGCCTTCCTAAATCAAAGCAGGATGAACTTAAGGATGTAGGCGGTTATGTGGGTGGTGCTCTCATAAACGGCCGTAGAGGTGCAAGAAGCGTAGAGAGCAGGGATTTAGTTACGCTTGACCTCGATAATATTCCAAGCGGAATGACAGAAGAGGTTTTAAAGAAAATATCCCTGCTCGGCTGTGCTCTTTTAGTGCACAGCACTAGAAAACACGAACTCGCAAGACCGAGACTCAGAGTAATTATTCCGCTCGCAAACACTGTAACAGCTGAAGAGTATGAGCCAATAGCAAGAAAAGTTGCGGAGCTTATAGGGATAGAATGGGCAGACCCAACAACATTCCAAGCTTCAAGGCTTATGTACAACGCAAGCTGTAGCAGTGATAGTATATATGTTTTTAAAGTTCTTGACGGTGGATTCTTAGATCCTAAAGGCGTGTTGGCAATGTACAAAGACTGGCACAACCACTTAGAGTGGCCACTTGTACCAAACGAAGCACAAAAGTACACACACTTGGCTGATAAGCAGCAGGATCCAAGAGAAAAAGGCGGAATCATAGGTGCTTTTTGTAGAACTTACGACATCTACAGGGCAATGGATGAACTTATTCCGGGGGCTTACTTAAGCACAGAACACGAGGACAGATATACTTACTCAGGAGGTTCAACGTCAGGAGGTGCAATCGTATATAATGGGCTGTGGCTATATTCGCATCATGCTACAGATCCTGCAAGCGGAAGACTGTGCAATGCTTGGGACCTTGTAAGACTTCATAAGTTCAGTGACTTGGATGCGGATACAAAGCCGGATACACCGACAAATAAATTACCTTCTTATTTTGCAATGGCAGAGCTTGTAAGGGGCATTAAAGAGGTATCTGTGCTTTTAACTAAAGAGAGGTACGAAGAGGCAAGCGGAGAGTTTAAAACCGGCATAACAGACGATAATAGCGACTGGATGTCAGGGCTTAAAATCAACGGCAACGGGGCGGTAGAAAAGACAATAGGCAATATAAGCCTGATACTCGATAACGATCCGCTGCTAAAGGATAAAATAGCTCTCGATGAATTCGCATGCAGAGGTGTTGCACTGGGGGCGCTTCCTTGGAATAGTGAAGAGGAAAAAAGACAGTGGAACGATACGGATGACGCAGGCCTTAGATGGTATCTTGAAAGTGTATACGGAATCACGGGCAAAGATAAGATATATGATGCAACTGCTTTGTGTGCCCACAAGCATGCTTTTAACAGCGTTAAAGATTATTTAACAGGGCTTAGTTGGGATGGAGTGCAAAGGCTTGAAAATTTATTTATAGACTATTTTGGAGCTGAAAACAGCTTATACATAAAGGCTGTAACTAGAAAATCTTTCGTTGCAGCAGTTACGAGGGTAATGCAGCCTGGGGCTAAGTTTGACAACATGGTGATTGTATCAGGGGCACAAGGCATAGGTAAAAGCACATTCTTTGCAACGCTCGGCGGTGATTGGTTTTCAGACAGCCTTATGACTTTTGAGGGAAAAGAAGCGGCGGAGCTTATTCAGGGCAGATGGATAGTAGAAGTCGGAGAGCTTAGTGGTATGTCTAAATCAGAGACTAACACGGTAAAGCAGTTTCTTTCAAAGACTGATGATATATACAGAGAAGCGTACGGAAGGAGAACAGCGCAGTTTCCCAGAAAGTGCGTATTCTTTGGAACTACAAATGATAGTGAGTATTTAAGAGACCCGACGGGAAGCCGTAGGTTTTGGCCTGTGGATGCGGATCCACTTAAAACCGCAAAATCTGTTTTTAATGACCTTCCAAAAGAGAGAGACCAAATATGGGCGGAAGCATACTTTTACTGGCAGTTAGGAGAGAAGTTGCATCTACCAAAAGACGTAGAAGCAATGGCCAGACTTGTACAGGAAGAGCACAGAGAGGTTTCAATCAAAACAGGAATGGTAAGAAGCTTTGTAGAAAAAGAAGTACCGGAAGGATGGAATACTTACAGCTTGGAACAAAGAAGAGCTTACTGGTCCTTTGAGTACAAAACATACAAAGGCAATACTGTAAAAAGGGATAGGATATGTGCAGCGGAGATCTGGACAGAGTGTTTTGGCAAAGACGCAAGCACGGCAAGAAGGCAAGATACAATAGAAATAAATAATATTTTGAGTAGCCTAGACGGGTTTGAATATAACGCCAAAGTTATGAAATTCGGATGCCACGGAGATCAAAGAGGATACAAAAATGTTGGATTTTAAGGGGCAACATTCAGGGGCAACATTAGGGCATAAGGGCAACATTCTAAAATTTTATAGGGGCAACATTGACAATTAGAATGTTGCCCCAATGTTGCCCCTTAAAGCCTTGATTTATAAGGGTTTATATAGTAAGGGCAACAGCAACATTAAGTATATAACTATATAAAATAGACACTATATACCGTATATACCCCTAATACATATATATATATAGGGAAAAGCGTCAAAGTTGCCCCTGTCTGGGAAAAAAACGGAGAATAAAAATATGAGTTGTGAAGATTGGTTAGCCGATCAGTTAAAAGACGGAGAATGGCATTTAGTAGATTGGATAAGAACTGAATTTAAAAAGACAGGCTTTAAGAAAAGTGAATTCAAAGCGGCAAGAAAAAATTTAGGCGTGGAAACTTTTCATCAGCAAGAAGATGATATAAACAATTGGTTTTGGCGGTTGAGGAAATGAGAGAACGAGAGATCGAAGAATATTTAAGGCTTGGAGTGAAAAGACTGGGGGGCACGGCTTTTAAGTTTACATCTCCGGGCAATGCAGGAGTACCTGATAGACTTGTAATAATGCCCGGAAACAGAATTTACTTTGTAGAGCTTAAAAGACCCGGAGGAAAAACTAGCCAACTGCAGAACAGGCAGATAGGCAGGCTTAAGGATTTGGGTTGCAAGGTTTTTGTGATCGACAGTAAAGAGGGGGTAGACAAATTTTTAGATGATATTCAAAGCGCATAATTATCAAAGATATTGCATTGAGAGGATAATATCGCAAAAAGAAATTGGGCTGTTTCTTGACATGGGATTAGGGAAAACGGTAATAACTTTAACTGCACTTAATGATTTGCTTTATAACCGATTTGAGATTTCAAAAGCCTTAGTCATAGCACCAAAAAAGGTTGCAGAAGGAACTTGGGCACTCGAGGCCGATAAATGGGACCACTTAAAGCATTTAAGAATAAGCACTTGCCTTGGTAGTAGCGCAAAGAGGATTAGAGCACTTTGTACACCTGCAGACATCTATGTCATAAACCGTGAAAATGTATCCTGGCTTGTAGACTATTACAAAAATGATTGGCCTTTTGATACGGTGGTTATAGATGAGCTGTCAAGTTTTAAGAGCAGAGAAGCAAAGAGGTTTAAAGATTTGAGAGCTATAAGGCCAAGGATAGATAGAATTATAGGCCTTACAGGAACTCCGGCGCCTAACGGTTTAATGGATCTGTGGGCACAGGTGTATTTACTGGACAAAGGGCAAAGGCTTTATAAGACTATTACTCAGTACCGTAACAGGTATTTTGATAGCTACACAGCGGATGCATCAGGAAGACAGAATTACACACCTAAAGACGGGGCCAAAGAGCTTATATCTAAAGAGCTATCAGACCTTTGCATATCAATGCAGGCAAGTGACTACTTAGAACTACCCGATCTGGTTATAAACCCAATGTATGTAGTTTTAGACGCCAAGGCCGATAAGGTTTACAGGGAATTCGAAACAGAATATATTTTGCAAATCCCTGATGGAGAAATATCTGCTACAAACGGTGCAGCACTTTCAAATAAGCTTTTACAGCTTTGTAACGGTGCAGTGTATGACGAGGACAGAGGGGTTCATCACATACACGACTGTAAGATGGATGCACTGAAAGAGATTATAGAATCCTTGAAGGGACACAATATTTTATTGTTCTACAGCTTTCAGCACGACAAAGAGCGAATCATGAAAGAGTTTCCACACTGCAGAGAGTTAAAGACAGTACAGGATCAAAAAGACTGGAACGACGGCAAAATAGAATTATTGCTTGCGCATCCTGCAAGTGCAGCCTATGGGCTTAATCTACAAGACGGCGGTAATCACATGATATGGTTTGGCCTTAACTGGTCCTTAGAGCTGTACCAGCAGGCGCTTAAAAGGCTTCACAGACAAGGACAGAAGCAAAAGGTTATAGTTCATCAATTACTCGTAAAGGGTAAGCGTGACGAGGATGTGGCTAAAGCGCTTGAGGGCAAGAGCGATACACAGCAGGCCTTGCTTGACAGCCTAAAGGCAAGAATACAAGAAGTAAAGGAGAGATTGAAAAAATGATAGATTTTGGAAAAGTACAGTCAGATGCTGTAAAAAACATTTATAAGTCAAAAATCACGGGTAAAACAGCAGACTATAAAATTTACGGGATATCTGTTATAGCAGAAAATGAGTATGTGTCGCTTATGTACAAAGGGATATCAATATATTTGATACCGGAGAGGCATTACCTGCTAACTCTTAGACTTGCAGGAGCAGGACGTGTTATAGAGAATATTTTCAAAAGTGCAGAGACCGCTGATCAGCTGACAGATACAAAGGTGATAAAGATTCTGTCGGACGGAAGACAGCTGAAAGAATTTAAGACAAAAGATGGTAAATCAATTTTTGTAGATGAGAAACTTATAAAACCGTTCGGGCAGGGTATAAGATATTATGCCGGTGAAAATAGTGACATTGTTTACATAAAAGAAGTTGACGAGTGGTTAGGCTTAGCGTTTGCTACACGAGTAAAGGAGAATGAGTAATGACAAGAATAGAGATTTTAGATTTGGCAAATGAATGTGTATGTGGTGACAGAAACCTGCAGTACGGTGAGCCGGAGGATAATTTTAACACTATAGCAAAGCTGTGGAGTGTTTTCTTAGATATAAATATAACAGCTCCACAGGTGGCCGCAATGATGATATTGTTGAAGACTGCAAGAATAAAGTCAAGTGCGGGAAGAGACAAAGATAGTTGGGTTGATGTTGCAGGCTATTCTGCTTGCGGTGGAGAGCTTATGTTCGGAGGTGAAGAATGAAGATAAAAACAGTGTATACGTGTGAGCTGTGTGGAACAAGTTATAGCGATAAGAGTAGGGCGGAGCAATGTGAAAAAACACATAAGACTGGACTAAAAATAGTTGGAGCTGGATACTTACCACACGAGCATAACGCAAAAGGTTTCCCTAATTGGATACTGGTGAGAGCAAAAGACGGGGAAGAGGCAAAATACAGGAGGTGAGTAAGTGACGGCAAAGGAGTATTTAAGACAGTTAAAGACATTAGACAATATGATAAATGCAAAGTTGCTTGAACGAGAGAGGATAAGGGCATTGTCAGAAAAGGTCACAGTGTCACAATCAGAAAAGGTACAGTGCAGCAGCGGAGGTGGATTTGAAAATGTAGTAATAAAAATTCAAGAGTTAGAAGATGAAATTAATGCTGATGTTGACAAGCTTGTTGATTTAAAGAGAGAAGCAAGAGGATTGATTGGAAAACTTGAAGATGAAAGACATAAGATTGTTTTAATAATGTACTATGTATCAGATATGACTTTTGAGAAAGTAGCTGAGCAAACAAATTATTCTTTCGCAGCAGTACACAGCTTGCATAAAGCGGCATTACGTGGATTTGAAAAAATTTATATAGAAAAGAGTGATAAAAGTATATAAAAAAATATAAAAGGGGCTGTGAAATAAGTCCCTAAAAGAAATAGGACCATTCGTTAATGCGAAAGGTCCTATTTTTGTGGTAAAATTAACTTACGATGAAAACTTTACACAATAATTATTGTAATTCAAAACAAGGATATTTACCACTGTTTCTTTCAGATTGTTTGGATCTGCTGGATCCTGTTTTAACATTTGACAGATTGATGGGAGGAATAGATTTAAACAAGTATCTGAACGATATTCCGGAGTACACAACCGGACGATTCAGATATAATCCGGTCAACATGTTAAAAACAGTACTTTTCGGATTTATGACTAGCGGTTACTGCTCTCTGAGAGAACTGGAAGACAACTGCAAAGTTAATATCAGGTTCATGTATCTAATGGATCACCGGACTCCGTCATACAGAACCTTTGGATACTTCATCAATGAAATACTTCAAGATAAGATTGAAAACATTTTTAATGACATCAATCATACTATCTTTAACGAGGAGCATGTAGATCTGCAACATATCTACATCGACGGCTCCAAGTTTGAAGCAAACGCAAACAAGTATACCTGGGTATGGAAGAAGGCTACGGAAAAGTTCCGTTACAAGCTTTACGAAAAAATCACTGCGGAGATTGAGGAAATCAATGCAGAAATCGCATGGAGTGAGGTGCAGATCACAACAAACACAGAGTATGTACCGGATTATCTGAATGAAATCGTTGAACAGCTGGTACTTTTATGGAAACTGGATACAAGTACATTTGTTTACGGAAGCGGAAAGCGAAAATCCAAAGAACAGCGTCATTATGAACACTTGACTACTTTCTGTCAGAAACTTCAAGAATACATACAAAAAATTGAAATCTGTGGTCCTGACCGAAACAGTTACTCTAAAACAGATAACTCGGCTACCTTTATGCGTATCAAAAAGGATTACATGGGCAATGATCAGCTTCTGCCGGCATATAATGTACAGATTGGTGTAGCAGATGAATATATTGCAGTTGTTGACGTGAACCATTATCGTTCAGATATGGATTGTTTCGTTCCTTTGATGGAGCACTTCAAACAAACTTATGGATTCTATCCCAAATATCCTGTGGCAGATGCCGGATATGGCTCATACAACAATTATATTTTCTGTGAACAGAACGGAATTGAAAAGTATATGAAATTTCCAATGTTTAAAAAGGAAACTAAGGATCGGAAATATCATGAAGATCCATTTCGTGCAGTTAACTTCAGAATCGATGAGCAAGGAGTCATGAGATGTCCTAACGATAAAGCATTCCATTTTTTATGCAGAAAAGATGTGAGGGGAAATCAGTACGGACGCAAGGAAGAACTGTATGAATGTGAAGACTGTAGCGGATGTCCATATGCAAAGAAATGTAAGAATACAGATAAGAATCGAACCGTTCGGATCAATCAGGAACTAACTTCCATGCATCAGGAAGTAATTGAAAACCTAGAAAGTATCCATGGTGCGTTATTACGAATGAACCGTTCGATACAAGCAGAAGGCACTTACGGAATTATGAAAAACGACCGTTGGTACAAGAGAATTGTCCGAAGAGGTATTCATTCAGTCAAACTGGAAGTTTTACTC